AAAAGCCCATAGGCCCACAGGTACTGTGCTGACCCTGAGCGCACCCATTTTGTAGAAGGGTGATTAATGTGTGCTATGTTGCACAGAGAGTGCTTGTCGGCATAATCAGAGCCGTCCAGCACGCGGTGAGCGGTAGAGAGCATCTGTGCAGTTTCTAAGATCATTTTGACAACATGTTTGTCGCAATGCATCTTTGCTGCTTTGTTGAAATCAGAGTGTAAGAAAAATACGTTCATTCCGTCTCCTTGGTTTGCCAAACGACAAAAAAGTAAGACAACAAAAAGACACTCGTGATTGCAGCTGGATAGAGCACCAGACTACGAATCTGGGGGTCGGGAGTTCGAATCTTCCCGAGCGCGCCATTTCCTTAGCAATCACGAGCCTTTTTTGTTGTTAGGAATTAACTGCATCCAGCAGATCTTGGTCATCAATATGAGCATAACGAAGTGTTGTGCTAATGTTTGAGTGACCTAGCATGCGCTGAACCATCGCGATGTTCTTTGTTTTCTTTAACATACGCGTCGCAGTTGTGTGCCTTAATGTGTGCAGCACAAATTGTGTGTCTTTTGACAAGCCAACTTGATCTCGGACCTTGGCCCAAAACCTGTGAACTTGATGGTCTTTTATTTCAAAAGGCACGTGTTTTAACAGCAGCTCTTTGGCTTTAGGTGTTAGTGGAACAGATCGAGCTTTGCCGTTCTTTGTTTTCCACAGGCGCACCCAATCACCATCGATGTTTTCAGGCTTTAAACCTAACACCTCACCACGACGCATACCTGTATCTATAAGTATGCGCGTAAGTGCTGACATTTCTTCTCTATGTTTTCTTGCTATCAAGTAGTCTGCTGTTTCGATAGCCGCAAATACCTTCTGTTCTTCATCAGGCGACAACCAGCGAACGCGGTGCGGCGCAGGTGTCTTGCGTGAAAAATGTGGAAGCTTGTCTATGTAATCGCGCTGTTTAGCGTAACGTAGAAGAGTGCAAAGCACACTGATGTTGTGGTTTATTGATGAAGGACTCATGAGAGTGCCTCGATGTGTGACTACCTTCTCTAAGCCTTCGATATATAGATCAACCATCTTTGTATCGATGTCTTTGATCTTTGGGTCGTTGAGTATTTCAACGCATCGTCTTGCTTGAGAATGGAAGGTGTCACAACCTTCTTTATCTTTCCACAACTTCATGCCACCTTCAGCAAGAAGCTCACTTAGTTTCATTATTACCTCCATTGAAAAAACACCGGTCCGTGATTGGACCAGTGCATTAGATGGTAAAATTTGCGTCTGAACTTATTATTGGTATTCACCTGTTCGGATTTGCTCTGCAAGCTCTTTCGCGCGCTCGCCAACTTGAGTGGACCAACGACTGTCTAGCAGCTCTGCTGCCGCAGTGTCGAAGTCCGATTGTTTTAGCGCTTCCATTGCGTTTTCGAACTTGAGTGCTGTCCCTATGCCGACGTTGAAAACAAAGTTCATCAGGGCGTCGTAGCGTGCAGGATCCAGCATTTCTGCCCATGGCATCAGTTTTTCTATTTGCAAATCTACTCGTGCCAGATCGTTCATTAACAGAAACCTTGCTTCGTCTTCTGTAATGCCGACATCTTCCAAATTTCTTCCAACTCCGATCGTTAATTTGCCTGATGTGCATCTATAGGGCTTTAGCTCCATACCTTCATGTTTTGTGATCTGTGCAATTAGTTTGTCGTTTGTCATTTAGACACGCCTTTGATCTTTTCTGCGGTGCGAAGACCTCCTAAGCCGAGCATCCCAAGAAGAACAGTCATCAGGCTGTCCATATCAAAAACAGGTAAAGCAGGAATCTCTATGCCTACGTATGAGCATATGAACATAGTCATTGGCGCAACGATGAAGTGCCACGCCATAGCTGAAGCAAGGCACCAACCAAGAAATGGGCGCCATCCTGCAACGAATAAAGATCGGTGTTGAGCTTCTGCTTTATTGATTTCTAATTGTCCTTTAGCAAGTTCATGTGCGTGCCGCTCGGACATTGTTGCAATCTCATGAGCAAGTTTTGCTCGCTCGTCTGCGTCTGGAATAAATTTATCAAGCATCCCAGCTATGGGACCTATAAGCGCTTGTATCATATCGCTAGCTTTCCTTTTAATTGCTTGCATTTGAACGCCACAGCCTTATGGCCTGGCAAAGTGTCAATGTCCTTTGCCATCTCTATGCTACGTTCAATGCATCGCTGCTCTGTCACGTATGGACCACGAGTATCTGAAGCTTCAAAGCAGGCGTTTGGCATGCCCATAAGGCAAACCATTATCCATGCTTCAAACATTATTTTACTTCCTTATTGATCCATATAGCGAATGCACCGCTTGCGCAGCCGGTCACAATAGACACAAGACCTGCTTGTGCAGCACTTGGATCGGGTATTGTCATGAACCACTCAACAACGCGCCATGTAAGCACCGTGAAAGTGAACATCATAAACCTAGGCAAAATAGCCCATTTATTGAGAGTTTCAGGTGTCATGCTATAGGCCTTTCAAAAACATGACCCACTTGAACATGCCAAAAACAGCTCCGCAAAAAAGCAGAAAGCCAAGCCCACATGCTACCCAAGTGAGTATCTTCTCTCTCCTTGCTGTAGCTTCGGCTTGGCGTTGCTGTCGTTCTTTTCTTGCCTCGACCTGAAACTTGATCCAGTCGTTCCATAAGCCTGGACGACCGGAGTATATCATTAGTGTTTTTAGCTCTTCTTCTTTTTGGTTTATGGCTTCAAGAGCCAAAAACTCTTCAAGATCATTTTCTTTAGCGGGATCATAAAACAACGAGCGTTTGCGTTTTTCGCTTTTTTTCTTGAGCTCGTCTTTTGCATTAACAAAATTGGCAATGGCCTTGCCAGCTTTTACTAAGTCCCCTGAGTTTTGTACGGCGGTCTTGATAACACCGAAAGCTGCGTTAGCGGCGGCGAGTTCAGCTAAAATAACTGCCTCCCTAGTATATGGTGACAGCTCCCCTTTTGATTAGTTTTGGTACACAGTACGCTGTTATTTTGTCGCGAGAGTCTAATAGATCTGTGTAATTATAATTGCCGTATCTTTTTGAAACTTCTGAAGCAAAGAAATTACATCGTTCTATACTAGCAAAGTACATATCTCCGCTTGCTAAAAATCTTGTGTCGCCTGCGCCTAAGTAAACAAGCAACAAAAATACATGCTGCATTTACATCTTCATTAACATGGATGCTGCAAGACCAACGATGATTACTGTTGATCCCATAATCATAGCTTCAAGACGCCACATGCGTTTATCAAGTGCATCAAGTTTGTCCTGTACTGCTGAATAGCGTATGGCGCACTCTCTCTCGTGAGCATCAAGTTGAGACTGCGTATCCATCATTTATGCAGCCCAACTTGCTGGTACTGCCTGACGCATTGGCGGTGTTGCCATCTCAGCCATCCGCTCATCAAGAACAGTCTGCAATTCAGCCTCTGTCTTATCGAGCGATGCCAGTGTCTTTTCCTTGGCCCAATCCGGTGTAATGTCATCGAAAGCAACGTAATCAGGACAGCCCTCCTCTGGCGTTGCTACAGCCGCTGTGCCGTAAGCACTGACAGACAGTGGGTTGCCTTCTTCATTGACAACGCTATCGCTGGTAGCAGTGATGCGCCAGTGAATAGTGCTGATGCAGTCAGCGTGTCCGTTTTGTGGTTGATTGCAGACGTCAAAGTTAAACGCCCAATTGTATGTGTTTGCCATTTTCTACTCCTAGTATGGGCTATCACCACAGCATGAAGGCCATGCCGCTTTGAGTTCATCAATCGTTGTTGCGCTGTCGCCAGCAGTAGGTGCATCACGCAGAGCCTGCTTGTCAGCCACAATCTGTGTTGTGTCTGCGCTTGCTTCGAGTGCCTTCATGTAGTCTGTGTCCAAAGCATCAAGCAATGGCGCTCTAGCTTCACGCACTTTATTAGCAAAGATTTCCTTTGCCTTCGTCAAATCCTCAGAGATGACTGAGCCATTCAGCACCCAAGCACCACGAAAGTTACGGTCAGATGGAACGGTTGCAGTTGACGCATCAATCTGATTACCGTCCTTGTCCACGATATAAGTTGTTACAGCCATAGTTTTCTCCTATGCGGCTAGTTCATCAGATATACGCCACGCATTGCGCCACGTTCTTGTTTGCGGTAACTGCTCTTTTTTACATATTACCATCTTCGGGCGGTTGCCCTCATCCCAGCTTTGCCAAACGTGCTGAGGGATGTCCTTTTGGATTAGATACTCAATCGCTTCTTCTTCGGTCATAGGGCCAACAGGCTCAGTCTCATGCAACAGGTAGCCACGAGTGTGCTTCTTAAAGTCTGGCTGCGCCTCATCCTTTGCCAACTCGTGATAGACCCACACAGGTGGAAGGATGCCGCCTTGAAGCGCACACGCCATCCAGTTGGGGTCAGGCACAAGTATCTTGGCGCACTCGTCCACGCTGTCTTCGTAGACAACACGGTAGTCTGATTGTACAGGCTCAAGGTTTTGCTTTGCCCAACCCAGACGGTCAAAGAGATGTGTGCCTTTGAAATCAGGGGTCTGCATTAGGCTAAGTCTCCGTGAATAATAACAGACCAGTTAAAACTGTCTGCAGATTGTCCATTGTCATGAAACCTATCTTCAACTTGAACATAACCAGTAGCAACCGTATTCATAGAAACCATTTTGCCATTTGTTCCTGTTGTGCCAGACATTCCAGACAATGCGTAGTCATCATTAGCAAGACTATTTGTCCAAGTGTATGTTGCTCGTGCTGTCGCATTATCAGTTACAGAAGATTGGTTGAAGCTTTCTTTTAAGGTCATTGTTGCGCCAGTGTTGTCAACAGTACCCCAAGCCTTCGCACTACCATTGACCACATACTCCGTACCCACGCTTCCCGCTGTGGAGTGTTGGATGTCATCTGCTACAATTGTTCCAGCCATTATGCTAAGTCTCCTAAAACAGCTAGGTTCACTCTGTCCGAATCATTTGCGGTATCGCTATTTGACGGCATAGGGTTCACTCTAATAACAGTAGTCGTAGGGGCCACATAATTACCATTGTCAGCGCGGCGGTGCGGTGACAAAAAAGTGGCATATGGAGGCGTGGTTCCAGACGCACCAGTGACAGCATAATTTGTGTCATTCATAGCTGACGACAGTGTCAATGAATAATCGCCAGTCAAATTGTCTGTTAAGGATGATATAGAAAAGCTGTCAAATAGTGACACAGTTCCGGTTCCATCCCAAGCCGCCCAAGACTTTGCCAGCCCCTGCATCACATCGGTTGACGAACCAGACAGACCAGCGATGTTTGTTACTTTTAAGGTACTCATGCCAAGTCTCCGCTTACTTGCGTTGTTACCGTATCCACATCGTTGATACTTGGGCTTTGTGTCACAAAAGTAAAAACTTCGTACTGCGAGGAGACAATATCTGCCGCGCCCCCGTGGACAGCGTTATAGCTTCCATACACGCCGCCAGTGCCAGCGGTTGCAACAATGCTATAATTGCCGTTGCTCATGCTGTTGATGAATCCTATTTTATAAGAGCCGGTTCCATTATCTACGAATGATGTTTGGTTGAAGCTGTCTCTGGCCCCAAATGTAGAGCCATTGAAATTAGACCAAGCCTTCGCCGCACTCTGCTGTGTCAGCGTGACTGGACCGCCGCTTGTGTTTTGGACTACGTCTACTTTTAGTGTCATGTGTTCATTCCTTTGTTAAACGATTGTCCAAGTCTCGCCTGTGCCAACGGTAACGGTGACACCTGTGTTGATAGTTATTGGCCCCGCCGACATAGCGTTCTTGCCGTTTGTGATTGTGTAGTTTGTTGTGACAGTCTGGCCGTTTTCCCAGAAGATTTCATCGCTACCGCCACCAGTCGCACCAGCCGCAATGCCTGTCAAAGATGAACCGTCACCTGTGTAGGATGTTGCATTAACCGTGCCGCTGAAATAGCCGTTTTTCCACCGTGCCGCCCCTTTACCCAAGTCATAGTAGGCATCTCTTTCAACACCTTGATACGCAGGGCTGACAGCGGCATCGTTCATATAAATGCCGCCTGTGTTTCCTGTCTGTCCAGTGAGGTAGAGATTATCACCGCTGGAAACACCGATTTCGCCAATACTAACACTATCCTTGCGGAACTGTGCAATGCCGCCATCACTGGAAAGGCGGTTGCAATACAATGTGATGCCGCCACTTCTTGTGTGGTACGCATAGCCCGATGCGGCAAATTCGTTGCCTGTATTTGCTATTCCGTTTGCCGTCTTGCCCACCAGCAAGTTGCCACTGCTGTCGATGCGGAGGCGTTCGCTGTTGTTTGTAGCAATACGAAAATAACCGTTATTTCTATACCAAATATTTCCTTCGGTACTGTTTGAGGTAATTGTCATACCTTCGCCAGAACCTGTTTGACCACTTCCAGTCAAATGTAATTCTGCATTACTACCAGAGGCTATTTGCAGTTGTCCTCTGTTGATAGTCGAAGTGCCGATGCCCACGTTGCCACTGCTGTTGATAAACATACCGTCTGAAGAAGCGGCGTCACCATAGAACCCAAGTGATGTGTTTCCAGCGATATAGCTGTTAGCAGTTTTCATAAACGCATTACCGGCGCTATCGATGCGGAGGCGTTCTGAGCCGTTGGTAAATGCATATAACTCATTATTACTTGCGTGGCCGCCCCAAAGATTTCCACCGTAACTTGGAGCGTCACCAAATCCCCAGTAAGCAGTATCTGAATAAAGGTATGTGGGGATTGAAGCCCCCTGACCCCTAAAACTTGCACTATTAAAACTGCCAATACCCCTTACATCTAAAGCGTAAGAAGGTGCAGTGAGGTTGATGCCCACGTTGCCAGCCGCACTAATGTGCATCAAATTCGCACTATCATCATAAGCCCTGAACATTGCGCCGTTGCTTCCAACGTAATGCCAGACTTCTGTTGCTGTACTATTTGCAGAGATGCCCTTAGTCGAGCCAGAGGTTGAGCCAGAAACATAGACTGGGCCTTTGACATCGAGTGTACCACTAGGGCTGGTACTTCCCAGCCCAAGCCGCTGTGTCGAGGCATCCCAGAAGAAACCTTGCGTGGTGCCTGTGCTGTCGTAGAAGCTGATGTCGCGGTTCAATGCTTGTATCGCGGTAGTGCCTTGATTTTTTAGCCTAATAATACCTGCGCCCGAATTAAGCGTGATATTTTCATTTGTGCTTGCTGTAATCAACAAGTCATCATTTGTGTCATCACCAATCGTATGCCCATCACCAACAGTCAGCGTTCCGGTTGCTGTGACACCATCCGCAGTCAGCGTTCCGGTGATGTCCGCGCCAGTGGCGGTGGTGGTAAACTTTTCTGAATTAGCGTGACGGATGCTTACAGCACCGCCAGAGTTCGCAAGCAAATAAGTGTTTGTGCCACCTTGGTCTTGTAAGCGCAATTCAGATGCACGAACGAAAAGCCAACCGCCAGCAGAGGCATCATCGATATAACTATGCGTACCATCGTGATAAATCTGCAAGTCAGACCCAGCACCAAACACGGCCTTGTCGCCATCGCCGAAATTGATGTCGTTGCCGTTGGTGTCGAGGTCGCCGCCAAGCTGTGGTGTGGTGTCGTCTACGACATCAGATGAAACGGTAGAAGATACAGTTCCATTTGCTGCAATGGAAATGCCTGTACCTGCAGTCAGGGCAGCAACAACATTGGTTGTGTCTGTGACGTCTGCAGCTGCCTCAATACCGTTGAGCTTCGTCTGTAAAGCATCAGTGAAAGCATTGGTGTTTGTGTTGCTCTCATACGCTGTCTTGATTTCTGCGGCGCTTTGGTCAGCAGTGGCACCTGTCTCAATTCCATCAAGCTTTGTTCCATCAGCAGACACGTCGCGTCCGTCAACATTGCCGGCTGTGATTAGATTTGAAACTGTGACATCGCCAGTGAACGTAGCGCCTGTAAGCGCAGCGAAGCCAGTGCCTGAAACATAAGCAGCTACCCACGCAGAACCAGTGTAGACCTTCATCGCTTCAGCTGTAGTGTCGAAATATAGCGAACCAGCGACTAGAGCATTGCCGTCGTTGTCGACTGTCGGGTCTGATGACTTGGCACCAAGGTATCTATCATCGAAATTGTCGTAAGCCGCAAGCGCACTGTCTCGTGCGCTTTCAGCAGCTGTTTGTGCAGATTGTGCAGTAGAGGCACTTGTTGCTGCATTGGTGGCGCTGGTGGATGCAGAAGACGCGCTAGACGCAGCATTAGTCTCTGAGGTTCCAGCGTTAGACGCGCTAGTTGCTGCGTTAGTCTCTGAAGTTGCAGCATTAGACGCACTGGTTGCGGCGTTAGTTTCTGAAGTCGATGCGTTGGATGCGCTAGTTGCTGCATTAGAAGCTTGCGTAGAAGCAGAGCTTGCGCTTGTAGACGCAGAAGAAGCAGAAGAAGCAGCATTTGTTGCTGATGTGGCTGCATTGGTTTCTGATGTTCCTGCGTTGGTCTCTGATGCCGCTGCGGCAGTTGCAGAAGAAGCAGCATTTGTCTCTGAGGTTGCTGCGTTTGAAGCATTTGTCGCTGCGCTTGAAGAAGACGAAGAAGCAGACGTAGCAGAGTTGGCTGCGCTTGTTGCAGACGCTGCAGCGCTTGTTGCTGAAGTCGCAGCATTTGTTTCTGATGTGGCTGCGTTGGTTTCGCTTGTTCCAGCAGACGTTGCCGAGGTTGCAGCGTTGGTTGCGCTTGTTCCGGCATTTGTAGCACTAGTTGCTGCGGCTGACGCAGAATTAGCGGCGTTGGTTTCACTTGTTTCTGCGTTTGTTGCAAATGCACTAAGTTCATCTACAAACGATTGAAGTGAGGTTGGGTCAGACCCTGTCACTTGAAATACGGAACTTTTTGCCATGTTTACTAACTCTTAATTTAATAAATCTTCGTTATACGAATATGAAGGCTGCACGGAGCTATCAGCAGTTGCTTGGTCTGTTGCTTCAACCAATGCAACAAGCTCGGCATAGATAGTGTTGTATGTTGCCTCAAACACAGGCTTACGGCTGTCGTTGAAATAATCACACGCATACAAAAGCGCGCCGTAGACCATGAGATCAGGGCAAATGGAACTAAAACTATTTGTGTCGGAGTCTGCACTCAAATCTGTCGGGTCAGAGTAGTAGACAAGATTGATAACTTTGCCAGTCGTTGGAATAGGCTTGAGCGCAAATTTATTTTGTATTCTTGTGTAATATTTTGGCTCGCCGGTAGCTGAAACTTTTTTATCTAAATCTATAAAAACGCGCAAAGGTGTACGCTGCAGTACTCCTTTGTCTGTGTATATGTAGACCATTTCCAAAAAGTCACTTGGTATAGTTATCTCGCCTTCTGTGGCGTCGTAGGTTGCGGCTGAAGTTGTGCCAACAGTAACTGCTAATTTGTTTTCTAATGACGGCACGCGCAGTGTTCTTGAGATCTTACGCTGCGCTTGATTAATGAATGTACCTGCAAGCGCGTTGGTGCAGTCTGTGCGATTAATAAGATCAATCACATCTTGTTTAAGCTCAGCGTAAGTTGCCATGCTAGATCCTCTTTGAAGTCGTTAGAAAGTGCTCCATGTCATTTAGTTTGAGCCACTTAATGATGTCTTTGATTGGAGCTTTGTAGACATCGATGCCTTCACGCATCATTTGTTCTACGATGACGACAGGTATTGACGCCATCTTGAGCATTTCACCGCTTTGTGTGTAACCACCAGCGGTCTTTTGCTCTTGTAGCTCTTTAATAAAACTGTCTGGAATGTGCTGTGTGTTTGTCCGATACAAACCATCAGCGTCTTGTTTGACGCCCATTACGGTGTCAATTACTGGCTTATTCATTTTGTCCCCTTAGAATAAACGTGGGTGCCCTCGGCAAGGAGAGCTGAATCCGAAGACACCCACGCTAATTGGTCTAGCTCAAGTAGCGAATGAGACCTGAAGCTTTGTAATTGGTATGCTTCAGACCGTATTCAGTCACCATCATGTGCTTGTCAGCGTCGCCGTCTTTCGCGAGCAATTCGCGAGTCATTGGACGGAGTTCGCAGATCTTCCAGTTTGCTGGATCATACATCAGCGCAACTGAAGTCTTCATGAAGCGGTTCATGACAACGCGCTGCTCACCGTAAGGCGAGATGTACACGTCGACGACGTTCATGAGTGTGCGACCACCGTTTACGAAATGCTCTTGACGAGCGTTGCCTGAACCAACTGCAGAGCGGGTGAAACCAGCAATTACAGTTGAGTCGGCTGGCTTAATCATCAGGATTGATGCTTCTGAGCCTTCGTCGTACAGCTTGTCGCCGAGGTTGAGGATGTCCTGCTCAGTAAGGGCAGCAGGCGTACCAGAAGTTCCAGCGTCTTCGATGACGGCAGAATTGATGACGGCATTTGAGTCCGGGTCCGATCCATGCACGTTAGCAGTCAAGCGAGCAGTCGATGAAGAACCCGCAGCTGCGTCGTTACCATTTGTAGTACGATCGCCAACCAAGTTAAATTCGATGTCGCGCTTAAATTCAGCGGCTTTTTTCGAAAGCTGGTAAGCGGTTTCCTGCGCACGTCCGTAAGCATCAATAGCGTCAGCTGTTGCTGATACTTTAATGGTCTTTGACTGGATTTGCGTATAGTTAGAACGCATTACAGTTGGGGTCAGTGTAAGATCAGACGCGGTGAAGCCTTCAACTTCTGCATTTTCTGCAGTTGAAGCCAAGCTGTCTTCTTGCCACTGATACAGTGTGTTGTGAACTGATTCCTTACCGATTGACGACAGGAATGGAGTTGTTGTCGGCGAGATATTTGAAATGATGTCTGAAATATCTTCTTTGATGCCGATTTGATTGTACGTTGAATACGTAGCCATTATTACCTCTTATGGGCTAAAGATTAGTCACTAGCAGACCATCTCGCTAAAAACGCATCCCTTGCCGCATCAGTTGATCCAGACTTTACAAGCGTATCCATTGCTTGTTGCCTTGCTCGGCGTGCTGGGTTTTGCGGCTTGGTTGCGCCAGACTTCAATACTCTTTGAGGGGCTTTAGTACGTTTTTTAACGGCAACTTTTTTGCCTTGATCATACTTCATAGCTTTCAACACCAGCTTAATTGCGGCTGGATCTACAAGTTGATCGATGTCTTGCTGGGAAATTCCCTGACTGACACCATATTTTCTGATCTTGTTGTAGAGATCCTCTGACCAATCAGGTATTTCCTGTTTCAGAGTTTCTATTGCTTCCGAAGCTCTTTTCTTCAGTTCCTGCTGTTGAGCATCTCGGACCATCTCGATGTATTTGTCTGACTCTTGATTAAGAAACTGGTAATCGTCATACGCTGCTTGTGCTTCTTTGCGAAGCTGAGCAAAGTCATCTGGTTCCATTTGTCGAGAAGCAAGCAGCATGTCAATTTCTGCGTAAGGCCTGAGCTTTTCCTCGGCTTTAGCCAGCAGTGTTTGAAGGATGCCTGCGTTCTTTTTTACGTCTTCTTCAAGAGTTTTGCGGATTTCTGCAACTTGTTGGGATTTTTTAGTAAGCGACTTTTCTTGACCGTATAAGCGTTTTAAGTCTTTGACGGATACTTCGAATACTTCTTCACCGACTTTGACTGTTGTCATGAGATCATCAGAAGCTATTTCAACTTCATAATGTTCGTCATCTTCGACAACCTCGTCATCGTCTAAAGCTGGAAGATTATCAAGGTCCACCTCATCACTTTCGACAACTTCGTAGTCTTCAGCATCATCTGTATCTTCGCTTACTTCGTATTCTTCTACAGATTCAGCTTCGCTTTCATCCACGGTTTCAGATGTCTCCGCTTGCGGAGAGTCTTCCCAACGCTTCATAAAAGCACTAATTGCTCCGTCCACTGTGGGACTTTCAGGGTTCTCAGAGACGCTATTTTCAGTAGTCTCGGACATAAATTACTCCTTTGCCTCAAGGATCTGATTTTTCATCATGACCTTTTGGTTCAATGTATTAACGATTTCTTGCATTGCCCGCGCAGAGTGATACGCAATTTCACGTTCGTCTTTCTGTAGCGGATCAGTTGAGAAAAATAGGCTTACATATTGATCGAGTAAGCTGTTGACGGTTTTTGTAAACGCGTCACTTCCGAGCAGTGTCTCTGCATGAGTTCCCTGCTCAATTATTTGTTGGTCTTCCATTATCTCTCCTTGACCAAATTAACATTTCCAGCGTCGCCGCGCTGCCTTGCCACGCTCACCAGTCCAGCTTTTTGATCTGGCACAAAATGATTTGCGGCGCTTCGCAGCTTTGCTTCCTGGCTTAACTTTGCCGGTAACAGGGGCTTTTAAATTGCCACCTGTTGCTCGGTTATATTTTGCACGACCTTTTGCCGTGAGACCTGCACCTTTAGACGCAGGAAGTTTTTCACCTCGGCCGACAGACAGCCGAGGCTCTTTCTTATTTTTTGTGGGCATTTGCTTACCTATGAGTTCGGGCTGACAATTGCCGTGCGCTCTGCTGCTGGTGTGGCTTGTGCCATCTCCAGCTCTTTGTAAGCAATGTCTGCACGGATCTCAGAGTCGAAGTCTTTGCGCTCTTCAGTGCTGTACTGTGTAGCTACGTTGACTTCTACTTTAGCTTGCTCAAGCTCAAGTCGTGCCTGTTCCATCTGTGCTTTCAGCTGTAGCTCTTGCTCTTGGATCGCAACTTTGCGTTCTTCAAGTTCAATTTGCTTCATCATGATCTGCTGTTGCATTTGTGCTGCAGGATCAGGTTGCGGAGGTTGCACTTGATCAGGTGGTGTCAGATACGTGTCGACATCCTTGATACCGGCATTAAGCATCGCCTGGCGCACCATGGCGTACCTATTAACTTCAGTATAGAAAGGCTGAATGCCAGGATCTTGTGTAAGCATGGCGTGTAAAGCTTGAAACTTTTGTGCTTCACGTTCTTGTTCGCCATAGCCAAGCTTGAAAGCTACTTCGACGTCTTTGCGCTCTGCCCAATCTTTTGGGTTTATTTGGACATAATTACCGGCAACATCGAGAATTTTTTCATAGTTCTCGTTTTCAATGGCAAGTCTATAGACTTCTAAAAATAAAGGCTTCAAGAAGTTATTCGCAAAATTGCGCGCAATAATCTTAGATCTTTGTTGCGACAAGCTGACGAGGTTTTCAACCATAGCCGCAGAATTTTGCTTGCTCACTGCATCTTTGTTAAGACCTTGAGACAGCTTCGAAATGCCGCTTGTATTCTCGGCATCTTCTTCGAGCTGCATGATTGTCTGGAAGATGAATGGGTTAAGCTGGTTCTGCATAAGCGGCACAACGCCATCAGGCCTAGTTACATTCACAATGCCACCCAACCTGTTGTCTAGGAGCTCCCTAGGGTTGGTTAAGGCACCTTTCTGCACAAGGTATCTGGGGTTAGTTGTAACAGACGCATGATCTAGCACCGAGCGCATCAGAGCAGTCCGTGCATTCTGTGTTGGCATCAACTTATATGCAAAGTTTTCACCATGAAATGAGTGAGGTACTGGTACAGGTGTAAATACGATAAATGGTCGACGGTCTACTTCTTCAATGTCTAGCAGTGTGTTTCCTGCGGACATAACTTTGTACAAGCGAGCTTCGCCATCTCCCTCCATGTCTGCTTCGACATAGGATTCATATACGACCACCTGCTTCATTTGCTCTTGCCGATGATGCTCATCTGGCGTTAGGCGCTGCGGTCCTACTTGTTCGTGCCTGTAATAACGCTCATCATAATTCTCACCTAGTGGATCTTCGTCGTGGCCAATAGTCTCAACGAGCTCAGCCTCAAATCCCATAGCAATAAGGTCTGCTTTTCGCATAGTTCTGCGGTGTGCTACAAACCCATCATCCACGCTAGTCGACATAGGATTTATGATAAATTCTTCTGGTGGAATTACTTCAATTGCTACTTTTGACTTGTTGACTGACTTGCGGATCACACCTGAAAGCAAGCCGTCATTGTCGTTTAGTGAGGCGAGACCATCTACGTCTGGGTCAGCCATGAGACCGTCAAGTTCGTCAGATGTTAAGCTGTCAAACTCTTCTTCGACCACATCAAGCTTGTTGTCCCAGTAGACTTTAGCAATACCGTTTCGTGCCATCAGGCCATCGTGTATGACATCTCTGTAGACACTAAAACCATCGTTCTGGCGATGGATAATATAGTTGGTGTAAGCTGTGCAAACTCGCGCCATCTCAACGTCTTCGGGACCTTGTGCATTAAACTGCACGACATCAGTGCCAGCAGAAAATGTCTCTAGCAGCAAGGCTTTCAAGCCTTCAACTCCGTCGTACACGTCTTGTGATACGTAGCTGCTGTTGCCGTTAGACTGCCTCTCGGGCAGTTCGGCGTGGTAGTACCGAAGCATCTGCTGACGCTCATGGCTAAGATCGCCATCGGAGTATCCGATTGAACCTTTGATCTCGTCTTGAACGAGACTTAGCAGCTCATCTTCGGTAAGTGCTGTGAATGTCTCAGCCATTAGATTGCCTCACTGTAAAATTCATCATAAATGGTAACAGGCTCCCAGCCTTGCTGGTGGCCGTAGTTTGCGATTGCCAAGGACATAACGCAGTCGTCATGGCAGCCAGCTTCAGCTTCCATACCGCCTGTTTCAGTTTCGATGTATGTCAGCATTTCGCGCAAAGTAACTTTGTCGTGAATTTCTAACTCGTCCATACGGAGCGCAGCTCGAAGTTCGTTGATGACTAAAGGCTTACTTTTGGCTGTGGTTGCAAAACCTAGTTTTACTGTTTCTTTGTCGCTTATTTTGTCGACGACAATTTCAGTATGAAAATTTGAATATCCGTAATCTTTATAAAGTCGTGTGCAGGTCAACAGCCCGTGAGAGTTGCTTTCACATATTACATATGCGTCATTAAAAAACTCACCAAGTCTAAGAAGCACATCAGCAAAATAGTCTGGGTGTACGTGGGCTCTAAAAGATCCTACGTGCCGTTTTTTGCTGTCGAGTATTTGAGCAACAGAATAGTCTCCGCCTCTAATACCCATGGCAACATCAGCACCAATTGTGTACATCTCGCCCGGATCGACATCCCTGTATAAGGTTAGTTCGCCGCGTGGATGTTTTACCCAGACATCACCTTCTAGCGCCATGCGAGCAATTGGCTCTTTGGCTGCATCAATCATTTTAATAAGTTGGTCAGGGTTAAAAATTGGCCGACCAGAAGTCAAAAATGCTTCATCGGCGTCTGACGGATATTCTTGCCTGAATAGATCAATGCCATTTTGTGCAATTTTCTTGCGTCTGAAAGCTAATTGCTCATCGCTTAGTTTATACTTTTCTTTGAGCTCTTCTTCTTCAGGCGTGTAATCATTGCCGTAAACCCATGGTTCTTCGTACTCGTCTTGAATATACCAAGGAAGAAACACAGGAATAAAACCGTTGGTGCCTTCACATGCGCCTTTCCATAAATCATAGAATTTTCCACTAACGCCGTTAGCGGTCGACTCAACGAAAACTGCAGTATTCTTTTTGTTTGGAATAGCCTGCATAATGGCGTTGAAGTTTTCTTCTGCTGTAGAGTGAGACCAAAAAGCTAACTCTGACAGATGCGCTACGGTTACGGTTTCACCTCGCGCTACCGATTCACCACCTGCTGTTGCGACAACATAAGAACTATCTAAGATGTCGAAGTTAAGCTCGCGACGCGAGGAATACTTAGTGTGTGGTTTGATCGGTTCTGGGCAATTTTCATGGTATCGCCTTGTCATATCAAACAAGGCGCGTGTGCTGTCGGCGTGGTGGGTCACAACGAGCCCTCGCTGAGCTTGGCGTTGTGAAAGCCACCAATATAGCCAACCACCTACCATTGTGGATAAGCCCATCTGGCGCGCTTTTAAAATGATAATGCGCACCTTGCCTTCGTCCTGAAGCTGTTTTTCAACTTGCTCCAGAAGAAGGCTCTGGGCGGTGTTTAGATGCAACGGAGTTACGTTTCCATCTTTAGTGCGGATTTTTAGAGCGTGCTTTGAATAGAAGCCAAAGTCATCCCTCAATTTTTTCCTGATCTTCTGTGCTTTCGCTGCTGTCATCTAGACTTGCCAGCCACTCTTCAGCGACTGCCTTTACTTCATGCTTGTTCACGGGCTTCTGCTTGGTGAACTCCAAAAGAGCTTTTGCAGCACCTGCTTTTGTGGTTGCTGCGTCTGGTCCTTCGGCGATCTCAAGCAGAACTGTGACAGCACGTTTTGCGATGTCGTCGTCTGACGGCAAAATGCCTTTTTCAATCATTTGCTGTACCTTGTTTTCTGCTTTGACACGTAATTGTTCACGAACTTCAGCTAATTTATCGAGTTGTCGACCCCACCCATCGGGGACGCCTTTCGGCCTATTATTTTTTGCGCCCACGCTTCGCAGATGCTCCAGGTGTTTTTGCCACCTTTCCCCGCCCTCTGCCTTCATCCGTTTTATCGGATGCATGTGCATGTTCTTTTCCGTCCATGCTGGCTTGATCTGTGGGTTTGCTCGTAGCCTGTTTGACTTCGGGTTCATTGACGCGTTTGGCTTGTCCATCAATAGCTCCTTGCATCACAGCTGCTATGTAATTGTGTACGATACGATATGTTGTTGAACTGCTCTTTATTAGCGACGCAGGTGGCATTGAATTTAAAAACTCGCTGCCCATCGCAAGCCGCGCTTCGAGCGTAAAACGATCGTCTGTAAACATTTTGTCGAAGACCTCGATAAGCTGATATAGCTCAGTGGGTTTCATGTGCTCTCCTTATATTTCTTATGACAATGCATAAAGGTTAGGCGCTGCCTCACCTCCAAATGTCATTGCTTTTTGCTGTTCTATTTGCTGTAGAACGTCAGTCATTGGACGCTCCATGCTCTGGCTGCCTTGGTCTGTCGTGATATTGTATTTCACGGACATACCGTTCGGATCCAAGCCGTTAGCTTGCAAGATTTGCTGATAAATAGGCTGACCTGCAATTTCTCGCATAATCTGCCAATATAACTCGCGCATCATTTCGCCGTTCTTTGCGTGTGTAGCAAAAGCATCGTGTGTGTGCATAAAGCCTGTTGCTCCAGCAGCACGCACGCGCTTAGCAAGTTCACGCTGAACGTAGGCATCAAGCGCATGGTTCAAAAACGCAGCAAAACCTGTAATTGCTTTCTTGTCTTGATAAACAGGAACAGCAACACGCTTGTCTTTGCCGATTTGCCATGTCACACGCCGCTTTGCGCTGTCTGGCAATTTACCTGTGTAGACAGCAACGTCTCCATCAGGCAGCGGCACACGGACTGCAAAGGCGTCTTGGCCAAGGCTGTTATACAAGCTTTGCGCAATAGATTTTGCGACACCTTCAGCCATAGCTGCACCGGGAAACCGTGAGTCAAATTGAAGCTCAAGATCATTTTGAATTTGTCTCAAACTATCTTTGGTTTCTTGTGTCCACTGCCCATTCTCGTCACGCTCGGCATAAGAAGGCACTGACTTTGCTATCTCATCTGCACCAGATTTGAGTGCCGTGAGCTTAACTTGCCCATAGCTTCGTCTGTTGCTAATGAACTTCTTAGTGATCTTGCGTGTTTTTGACTGTGGCAAATCTAACGCACGCTGCAGATACTCAGCGCCAGGACGATATAAATCACCGCCTGGACCGTCAGGATCCATGGGTCCAAGATTTGTTTCCTGCGCAAGATTAGCGTCGCCTGTTAGCACCGCGTGAAGTTGGTACGAAGACGAAGTGCCATCAAACCAGACTGGATAGCTAGAGCGAAAGTCAGCAAGCGCCTGCTGCGCCTGTGGCATCATGAACAGCTCGCTAGAAGGAATTTTCTTGGCACCGTCAATGACGTTTTCAAGATAAGACCTCATACGCCCTAACTCTACAGCAGCACGTTGGATTTCAAATCCGTGTTCTGCGACATCGAACAAAGCGTGGTTTTTCTGATAAAGTGTTGAACCACTTTGCTTATCTAAAAATAGCTTTGGCGTGCCACCGCGTGTGTGGCTGTAGACGTAACTTCCGGGCTGACCATATGCGTTTACAAGATAATCAATCAACGGAAGTTCTAGGTCTGCTTGTGGAATGCTATCGCTAGCTGGGCGACCTGCAAGTGTAAGGTACTGGCTTACAGTCCCAAAAAGGAAGCCAGCTCTTTGGCTATACGGCAGCTCGTTTGAAATACCAAAATGGTCACGCATACTATGAAGCATTTGCTCAAAGCCTGTGTCACCAAGAGGTTCCCAGTTTGGAAATTCCCAAATGGCTTTGCCAGCCTTGCCTTGATACGAAGCAGAGCCATTCAAAGTATCTACGCGCAACCGATCTTGTGCACGCCGTTTCATGAACAGCGGCGTCATGCCTCCACCTTCGCCTTGGTTGTCCTTAAACTGTTTCAAGGCTTCTGCAGCAGCTAGCGTATAAGCGCTATCTGTTGTGCCATCTTTTTTAAACACAAGATCAAGACCACGATGGATTTGTGGCGTCGACTGCATTTTGTCCATCATCTCGTATATCTTGTCGTTGATTACGAGACCTTGTTTTTGTTCGCGTGTTATGAAGGCTTCAGTGTTGTCGTAGTTTCCAAACGGATGGCCATTGATTTCAATTTTGCCTTCCCAGTGGGTTGGCTTAGCTCTGTTTTCGAATTTACGAATGTTGTTGAGCTCAGCCTTGGCCACTAATTCTGGAAGCTTGGGTACCAGCATGTGGACAGGGTACATACGACCTCCAGCGGAGGTTCTGAAGGCAAGACCAAAGTCATCAATAATGTCAGACTTTTGCAGCGCTTTTAGAAGCACAAGAAAGTCTTCGCGATAATTATTAACAACGTCGTCTACTTCAACGTCAGGATTTGATCCTGTGTCGACAACACCTGCGTCGTCCATAACACCAATAGCACGCAGATAGTCTGCAGCCACCATGCC